ACCATAAGTCAGTTGGTGTTTGAAGTATTATTTCGTTACCCTCATCATCCATTAATCCATTCATTGACCCATCAGGATTCATTCTATCATATAGGTAGAAGAATACTAATTCACATAATTCTTTTCCCAACCATAATTCCAATAAGTTGTCTACTGCTAAATAGAAATGCTCATTATAGTCTGAAAAATCTATTTTAAATTCAGTATGAAGTATAGTTGTTTTAACTTCAGCTGCCTCTAAGGCCAGTATCATCTTTTCGAATTTTTCCTGTTGGATGTTATCTTCGGATGGACGCTTACTTCTTATTATTGTATCAGCGCCTATTATTTCTTCAATGGATTTTTTAATTCCATCAGCATGACCTTTATTTTCCATAAATTAAAGTTTACTTATCAGATCCCTACATACAACACATACATCATATTCTTCTTGTTCAACATAATATTGTAATGCTGTTTCGAGAGTTGGTTTCCATTTATCTTTCTCTAATTCAATATAACAATCTGAATTTGCTATTTCAAATAAAGCTATTTTTTTCTTATTTTTCTTGATACCGTCTTTAATTGCTATGATTGCTTCTTCCATCACCACCTTTCTAACTTCGGGTATTGCTGTTAATTGAGAATAATCCATTCCAGGACGAGCTTTTAGGCTGAATATTGGAATTTTCCTTCTCATATTTAAACGTTTAATCATAACTTATTTTATTTATATTGTTTATGCTGCTGGTTCTTCTGGAGTTGATGTTTCTTCAGCTGGTGCTTCTGCTCCACCAATAGCATTTTTAATCATTAATTTAAAATCAGCAATTGGAATTAGAAATCCAATTACATTAGAGTAAGGTACGTCTGTATCTTGGTTTACAGTTAAACCATATTGAGACAAACCACCATTTAATTTAGCTTGTAGTTTTTGAGTTAATTCTGCTTTCTGATCTCCTTCAATATTTTGAGGAAACATAAATTGCACTTTAACTCCTTCTTTTGTAGGATTTTTATTGACTGATATTTTCAACTTTGGATTTGCCATTTTTATATATTTTTCCTTTTTTTGAACTTGGTTTACCTATTTTAGCTTGACTTTTTTTAATTAAGGTTTCAATTGAATCTTTATGTCCTTTATGATTACTAGGTTTATTTAATTTAGCTTCCCTCATTTTTTGCTTTACCTCATCGCTATATTTAAACCCAGCTTTTCTTCCACTCCCTATACTTTCTTTTCCTTTTTTCTTTCCCTTTATACTTTCACTCATCTTTTGTTTAGTCTCAGGAGATACTATTTGCTTTCCATTACCTAATTTCAATGTTAAACCTTTATCTCCTAGAACACCATAATGAGTACCCCAATATATTTCCCTATCATCTAAATTATCAACTTCACATTCTTCTATTATTTCAAATTTATGGTTATTAACTCCATATTTCATAATAGAATTATATAATTTTCTTTGACCCCTAAATGAATTAGGATACTTATTATATTGTTCCCATCTCCATTCTATATCTGTTGATTGCCCAACATATATTTTCCCATTAGGGTTAATTATCTTATATATTCCGCATTTAGGCATCTATATCAATAAATATGTAATATTTTCAGATAATTTCATCAATCACACCTAGTTCTAGTGCTTCTTGTGCTGTCATATACCATTCTTTACGTTGTTTTCTGATGTTTATTAATGTTTTTTCTGGTATGTGGGTGTTTGTTGTTATTATTTCATCATATAATTTCCACAATCGCTTTCCTTCTATTAATTCTTGTTCATGTGATGACATTTTCTCATCAAATAAACTCCAAATTATTTCATGGTACATAAACGTTGTACGTTTACTTGCGTAGCGATATGTACCGCAGGTAGCAATTGCAAATCCCATTGATTGTGCCTGACCTAATATAATCATGTGTATTGGTGTAACGGATTGTTCAATTGCATCTATAATTGCGAACCCATCATACACATTTCCACCGGGTGAATTAAGTATTAGTTGTATTGGTTCGCGTTTATCTGCCTCTTTATTCTTATCCTCTTCATTTATCTCGTAAATTAATCCAATTAATTCACATACTTTATCGTTTTCAATTTCTCCTAAGGTTAATACGCGACTTAAATAATCCTGTTTGCGTTGTGATGAGCGTATTGACTTAGCCATAGACCTTACTTTTCTATAAATATAATAAAACTTTTTTGACTTTACAAGTTTATTAATGTATGTTCATATGTCTCTAAGCTATGAATTGTTATTTTAAATACATCTAGTTCGAATTGTCCTATTTCTCCTGAGCCCTGAATAATTTCGGGTAGTTGTTGTAGTAGTTGAAAGTTATTTTGGTTTAGTTGTATTGCATCAAATTCAATTACTATATCATTTTCTGCTAGTGGGTCGTTGTTTTTAATTGTTAATACACGTTTACTTAAATCGAATTTAGTATTGGCTTGTTCCATTTCAATATAATCTTGCATTCGACCTATTATAAATACTTCATCAACATATATTCGATCACACCACGGTTCTAATGCTTCTAATAATGGTAGATTACAATTACGAACTACATATGCTATATTATATTTTGAAGGAATAATTGGATATTGATATTCATCATTTTTAATCCAACTTCCCCATTTACGTAAATAATTCCTCATAGCTTTGCTCTTCATATTATGGAAGAAAGGATCGTCAGTTACTTTTTCAATACCATCCTGGAATTGTCCACCTCTACAGGTTAAATGATAAACATATGCTTCCCATGATTGAATAATATCATAATTAGATAATATAAATCTATTAAATATATCACTATCTTCATGGTATGAATGAAAATATTCATCATGCATTCCTATACTAGTAATATCTTCTTTATATATAGCCCAAGGTGCAAATATACCTTTAGTTGTTTTATCTTTATTATCAACTAAAGTTTGTTCTATGAATTTATTAAATTCCTCTTTATTAAAATCTTCAGGATACATTCCGAAGTTTTTAACTATTTTTTCTTTACCTTCTGGATGAAGTGGAGGTTCAATTCTAGTTCCACTCACTACTGTTTTAGGTTTTAAATATTTTAATATACCAATATCAAATCCTTTAGCCATATACATATCAGCATGAAACATACACACAATTGGGGTTGATGCTGCTTCAATACACCTATTATAACCATAGGCTATACCTTTAGGTTCATTAGTAGTGTTTTTAGAATATTGAATTTTATTTTCAATTAACCATTCCTCAGTACCATCATTATCTGCATCTAAAAATACTATGATATCGTGTTCTATACTAGAATTTTCTCTAATAGACTGAATACTATTCTTTAAGTATCGTAAATTATTTTTACTAGGTATACAAAATGTTATTTTCATATATTATAATTTTCTCCATGTTGTCTTAATTCCCAATATAATAAATTCATTTCAGAATTCCTAAAATAATTAAACATATTTTCTTCTGCTTTTCTACAGAATTCACTAACACCAATGTTAATTTTATTTTGTTTAAATGTTTGGGAATTTAAGTGACAAATTGTATTTGTGTCTGAAACTATTGTTTTTAAATTATTTTTTTCTGTTATACAACCAGTATAAAAATCATTTCCCCATCCATATAATAACTCATTAGGGTATTGTTTTATAATTTCTAAAACATCCCTACGTAATAAAGGACATTGAAAGTCAATCCATTTAACCTCTCTTAATCCCTTACCCCAATTCCACATTTGTTTCCAATGACATTGTTCCATTGAAGCATTAATAATAGAAGGTGAATACACAGCAGCATCTGATTCTTTTGCTTCTTTTAATGATGTACTTAGAAATGAAGGACCATGAAATATCAAATCATTATTCAAAAAATATAAGTAATCATGATTAGTAGATAAAAAATATTCTATTGCTGCGTTTAGTCCACCTCCAAAAAATATATTTTCCTCTAATTGATGAGTAGTACTTTTAGCTAATGGTTCTGATGATCCATTATCTATTACCATTAATTCACATTGATTGAATAATGGATCTCGTTTTAATTGTTCAACTAAATTATCAGTTAAATCTGGTAGATTATGGTTTAGAGTTGCTATTAACATTTTTTATTACATTTAAAGCAGATTCAATTACCTGATGCATATCATAATATTTATATTCTGCTAATCGTCCTCCAAATATAATATTTTTTTCTTGATCAGCCAATTTTTTATACTGGGAGTATTTAAAGTTATTTTCTTTATCATTTACCGGATACATTGGCTCTGTTACTTCTGATTTATATTCAGTGGGATATTCATGTGTTATCCATGTTATGTTTGAATTACTATTTTCAAAATGTTTATGTTCTATTATTCTAGTAAAAGGAGTTTCCTCATCAGTATAATTCATTACAGGCGTTCCTTGAAAATTATCCGTATCTATTTTAGTGTGTTCAAATTTAGTTGTCTTATATTCTAATTCTCCAAATTGATAATTATAAAATCGATCAATAGGACCAGTATAAATTACTTTATTATACTCAGGTAATTCATCTTTAAAATAATCTACACCTAATTTAACATCAATTCCTTCTAATAGTTTTTCAAATATTTGAGTGTATCCACCAATTGGAATACCTTGATATTTATCATTAAAGTAATTGTTATTATAAGTAAAACGAACAGGAAGACGTTTAATTATACTAGCTGGTAATTCTTTAGGATCTTTTCTCCATTGTTTAGCTGTATAACCCTTAATTAGTTTCTCATAAACATCAGTTCCAACTAACTTGATAGCTTGTTCTTCTAAATTAGTTGGTTCGGTTATATGAGAACTTTGTTCTTCAATTATTTTTTTAACTTGATTAGGATGAGTAACATTCCATAATTTAGAGAATGTCCACATATTAAATGGTAGGGAATATATTTCTTCTTTATAGTTAGCTACTGGGGATAATATAAAATTATTGAATGAGACAAACTGATTTATCCACTTCCATACCTCTTCATTTGATGTATGAAATATATGAGGTCCATAGATATGAATATTAATTCCATCTTTATTTTCTGTGTAGCAGTTTCCTCCAATATGGTTTCTAGAATCAATAACTACTACTTTATAACCAGCTTTATTTAATTCATAAGCACATATAGAACCAAAGAACCCAGAACCAACTATTAAATAATCTACCATATTATAATTCTAATAATCCTATTCCTAAAAAGTTACCATCTACAGAAGAATATTGATCATGATATTCATAATATCTTTTACCTTTAGTTTTTATTTCATTCCAAAATTGAACTACTCCAGGACAAGCATCACTAACAGTATCATGAAAAACAACATATTTAGGCTTAAATTGTAAAGATACTTCATAATCTTTTTTAACTCCTTCGTATGAATGATCTCCATCAATTAAAATTAGATCAATAGTATTTTCTATATCACTACCATTTAAATCAAAAGAAGATTTATTTAAATAAGTAAAATTATTATACTGAGAATATTCTTTTAATAGAGGAGACATAGATATTATATCACAAGCATATGAATTTATATTTTTATTTTTTAATTTTAAGAATTCATTAGTTATAATAAACGTACCTCCCCATCTACATCCTATTTCTAAATAGGATTTGATTTTATATTGTAAAATTTGTTTCAAATAATAATTAAACTGGTTAGGGTATTGCCAAAAATGAAACCCATTACCAAAATAATTAGAAAGTTCTGATGGCATCTCCCAAAGATTTTCATTATTCATACCTAATTGAGGTAAAAAATCTTCTAATTGTTCTGTTGTTAACTGGTTTAAATCTAATTCTTTAATTTTATCAATTAATTCTTTCATTTTAAAAAAATCTATGTTTAAATAATATTGTATTGTCTAAATATTTAACTAATCCTCCCGAATCTATTGTTATACCTTTAGGAGAAGGATAATGTGTATGAGTATGAAATTCATAAGACATTTCATATACTTTATAGTTTTTAGTATTAATAATATAAGAAATTAACCATTGTTGCTTAGCATAATGATTAAACATTTTATCTACCTCGTTAAATAAACTAATATAATCTTCTACTAATTTACTCCATGTTTTTTTATTCATACATAAAACTCCGGTATTATAAACCTTAATTTTAGTTAAATCCTCTTTTATTATTTCTGAGTTTAGGTTTTTAGGATCTAATCTTAATGCTTCGTCAGCTAAAGTATCAGTTGGAGAAGCATTATATCCAACAAATACTTCATTATCTTTTAAATTTAATAAGAAATTTTCTTCTGATGGGGATAAATTTCTTTGTATTTCCATATCTCCATCACTAAATAATATAATATCTTTATCATCTAGTAAATTTAATTTATCTGCTTTAATAAATTCTCCATGTTGTAAACAATTATTTACATTTAAACAAGAAATATCTTTTGATTTAATAGAAGCAATTTCAATATTATAAAAATTTTCTATTTCAACTTCTCCATCTAATAAAACAATAAAATTCTTATCAAAATTCGAATTTTGAACGATAGAATTTATATATTTTTGAAAAACAGGTTTTTGATAGTAATTTATATCAACACCAGTTGCTAATATCAATTTTGGATTTTCCATATTGTTGTTTATTATTTAGTAATCATTCCCCATTCGTCAAATATAGGCATTCTTCCCCACTTATCCAACCATTTTTTAATATTTTTTTGTTCTGATTCTCTTTGTCTTTGAGAGGTTTGTCCATTATTTTCTTCTAATCTATGACTTCCTCTTGCTCCAAAATGCCAAACTAATGAATTACTAGTTAATATAAATTTATATCCATTATTTAACATTCTTAAAAATAAATCCATATCATCATAAGAAGAAGGTGAAAATATAGGATCATTTCCTCCTATATAATCCCAATCAGTTTTTCTAATTAAACCTGATACTCCTTCTCCTTTAGGAATTTCAATATCTGGATTTAAGGATTTAAATTCCTCAGCCCATTCTTCAAATATTTCTATAGTAAAATTATTATAATATGCTCCAAAAGCATCTATAGGTACTATTAAAGTCCCTGGGCGAGATGATGGGTTGTTGAATATGTTTGGTTCTATTCTATGAGAAGATACCCATAATTTTTTATCAGGATATTTATTAAATATTTTTAAACATTCTATATCCCAACTTTTAGAAACATAGAAATCAGAGTGTAGAAACATTATATATTCTGTTTTTACATTCTCAGCACATATATTCATTCCACCTCCTATACCTCTTACAATTTCATTGTTTGGTTCAATCAATAAAGTCAAATCATATTTTTCTTTATTTTCTTCTAACCATTCATTTGTTCCATCAGTACAATTTTCAGCATGTATTATAAATGGAGCATCATTATAATAGCTATTTTTTCTAACAGATTCAATAGCTAATTTAAGATAATTTAAATTATTATATGTTGAAATACAGAAAGTAAGTGGACTAGAGTGTGTCATATAAAGCGTTTTGTCTTTCTTGTCGTTCAATATCTTTAGGATGAATTAAATCATATCCCTGTGGTAATGCTATTCCTACTTTAGCTCCAACTAAACGCTCATGAACTTTACCTGCCCAATTTATTGCAGGTATATTTTTAATTATGCGTGTTTGGTAATCAGGGTAGTTAACCCATCCTTCTTCATTCACATTCCATCTCCATTGGTCAATGTGTTCTTGAGTTAGACCTTCAACTGTGTTGATTCTAGGAAGAGCATATAATTCAATCTCAGGATTTAATTCTAATACCTCGTGTATGTTATTGATTAAATCATATGCCGGATATTCATCTGCGTCAATGAAGAATATATAATCTCTATTACATTTGATTTTGAGATTATTTTTAAATGATGCGAAATCTCTATTTAATGGAAATTCGATTAAAGTGAAAGTAGGATATTTGTAACATACCTCTTTTACCTCTTCTGTTGCAGTGGTATCTAGTTGAATTACTACTTCATCTATATCAGATATATTCTGATCTAGAATGAATAATAGTCTATCTAATTCAGCATGTTCATTACAGGCTGTGATTGCATAACTAATTGATGGCATAATATTTTATTTTCCGTTAAAGTAACCTATATATTCTAAAGCATCCATAAACTCACGTTCAGGATATTCTTTTTTAGTTGTCATATCTGGTTTACCATCTTTAGATTGTACTGCTGACCATTTCCAATCATTAATTGATGTACCTTCAGCAAATACCATCGATTTATCTTCTAATACTACACTATTTGGATACCAGTATTTTCCACCTTCATCTTTATGTTTAAGTGCTTTGTATAGTTCTGGAAGTGTTTCTTCCATTTCAGATGCGTTTTTATCGTTAATAGTGTTGTTAGATGTAAATCCACAACCCATACAGATCCAAATAGTTATTCTATTATTTGTTATTTCACTACAAGCGTTTGAACCGCATCTAGTACAATCTACTAATTTTTCAGTCATTATTCTACTTTTTTAAGTTTTGGTAACTCGATTTTCTTTAGTTGGGGTAATTTAAGTTCAACTGGTTTTGGGATCTTATTATCGATTAATTCGATTAATTTTTCACCCATTTTCTCTAAACTAAATTCTGTACGTGAACGATACGACTGTCTTTTTGCTCCCTCACTATATTTTTTAGAATTTTTAAAGATATCTTCTAATACATCAGCTGCTTTTTTATAATCAACTGTGAACCAGCTGCTTTCAGGTATTAGCATATTTTGTACTACTGCTGAAGGGTGTATTTGTGTTAGTTGTCCTGGGAGTAATATTGACATTTCTTTATCTAAGAAATCTAAATGTCCACTATATGCAGGAGCAATTACTGGTTTTTGACTTACTGACGCTTCAAGTAAAGGTCTGCCATATCCTTCTCCTTTAGTGAATGTAACGTGTGCTTTTACTTTTGGGTGATTATATAGTTCATTAATTTCTTCATCAGTTAATTCACCGTGTAATAGATAGATATTTGGGAGATCACTATCACCTACATGAGCACGTATTTGATTTATTTTCTCTAATATTTCCTCTCTATCCATTATTGAATAGGTAGCGGATGATGTTTTAAGAATTAAACCTGGTTTCTTACCTTTACCTTTAAATGTTTCAAGGAATGTTTTAATTAACATACCTACATCTTTTCTATCTTGTCCTATTGCTCCTTGTAGCCAATGTCCCGTAAATTCAAATAAAAAATCTTCTTCTATACTTTCTAATATTTGATATATTTCACTTTCTGATTTTTTAATTTTTTTCATGTTTAATTTATTTTTTATATTTCCAAATAAAACCATAAGCGGTTTTTTGTTTTCCTTTACAACAATCCGTTATATTATTAGATCCTTTCCCTCTTAAAATATATTCTGCTGTTGATGCACTAGGCCATTCTTTAATAAAATTACCTTCTAAATCGTATTGGTTAGTTTTAGAACCTCTTGATTTTATTATACCTTCTTTTAAAGATATTTTATGTTCATTAGAAAATGGTTTTCTCATCTTTTGTTTTCTTTCTTCACTAACTTTTTTTCCTTTTTTAGATTTACTTATTTTATTACATGTTTCTTTGTTTAGTTTTTTTCCTAATCTTTGATTTCTTAAAATTAGTTTTGTCTCTTCTTTCATAGCACCTCCTTCACCACCTTCTCTTAAATTTAAACCATTATTAAAACTATTATAATATTTAATCCAATATACTTCACGTTCATTTAATTGTTCAATACTACACTCTTCAATTATTTCAAAAATATGATATTCAACTCCATATTTATTTAAAGAATTTTTTATTTTAGTTTGTTTTATATGAACATGATATTTTTTATATTGACTCCATCTTTTATGAATATTAATGCTTTGTCCTATATAAATTTTTCCACTAGGACTTGTTATTTTGTAAATTCCTATAATATCTTTGTTTTGCTTTTGCATCTTGTTTTTCTTTATTTTTCCAATAATATTCACGGGACCATTTACGTCTTGCTTCAGATTTTTCTTCTTTAGTTTGATATTTTTTAATTCGCCCCATGATAATAAATATATGAAAATTTATAAAGCCAACAAAAAAGTTAACAAATTAATCTACCCATTCTATTTTTTGAAATATATTAGTATCTACTCCTTCAAACAACACTTCTACTGGTTTTTCTAATTTAATAGTTCTAACTACTCTATTATTTTGACTTGCATCACGCTGTTCAAATGCTGCTGAGGTAAATACACTTTTAGCATGTTCTGATGATACTAATGTCAAATCCATTCTATTTAATCCATCAATCCATTCAGGAGCACATACTGTAGTTTCTATACCTGCAGTTACACCTATGTTAAATTTACCAATTGGTTGAAATTCGTTTGGTACTGTTATTTGCATCCAAACATCAGGTTGTCTTGGTAGTTGTGGTTGATTCCAAACGCAGTCTAAAATTTGTTTATGTTCGGGGTTATCAGCGTTTAAGAACCCAAATGGAGTCGATCCCCATCTTTGTGGTATAATCTTAATATCGTATTTATCTGATTTGATAAGCGCTTTTACAATGTCCCTACTACGTGCTCCATATCCACTCCACGTATCAACTGGCGCGCTTATAAAAAATAATGGTTTCATATAACTT